TCACACGACATCGCTTTGAAACGTAACTGCCTTGCCCATGATGATGCACTCGTCGCAGGTTTTGGCAGAGCAGACGATCGGGGCATATTTCGGATTTTCGGCTTGGAGTACAAGGGCGCCGTTCTTCTTGTAAACGCGTTTCAGCGTTGCTTCACCGTCGATCAACACGGCGGCGATCTCACCGTTTTCGACATCCGGCTGTTTCCGGATGAAAACGATGTCGCCGTCGTTGATGCGTGCGCCGATCATGCTGTCGCCCTTGATTTTTAAGCAAAAATCTGCGTGAACATCTTCTGTGCTTTCGCGATACCCATCAAAGTTCTCCTCTGCGTAGATCGGCGTGCCCGCCGCGATGGTGCCGAGCAGGGGAACTTTTTTTGTTTTGAGAGGGAAAATGTTTGGAATGTTGGGGAGGGCGGTAGCGGTTGGTTGCGCCCACCCCATCAGGCACTCAGGTGTTGTTTGCAATGCTTGAGCAAAAGCTACAATCTTAGACTGAGGAATATCATTCTCGCCCTTCTCGATTTTATTGATAGAAGAACGGGATTTATACCCAAGACGTTTTGCCAGCTCTTCTTGTGATATACCAAGTTCTTCTCTTCGAGCACGAATCCTTTTAAATATCTCTAGCATGTGAACACCACCTAGGAATAAACTTTAATTTATCATCAGTGTACTATATTGTTTACTAAAAATCAACATTTTTTTAGATTTCTCAATAAAAATGTTGACATAAAATCCACACCATGCTATTATACGAGTGTAGATTTATATTCAACGAGGAGGGAGCGCAGAGAATGACGGATACCGTGGAGTTTGAAATTGCGCTGAAGAGAGTAGGGCTCACCAAGAAAAAGGTAGCCCAGAGCCTTGGTATCTCGGATATGAGCTTATATCAGAAGGTCAATAATATCACGGAGTTCAAGGCGAGCGAAATTTCAAAGTTGTATGAATTGCTGAAGCTCAGTAGCCTTGCTGACCAGCAAAAGATTTTTTTTGCACATTGAGTTGATTTTAAATCAACAAAAGCCGTCGTCGTCTGAAGCAGACGGGAGAGTTTGCTTTGGGGCGGCGTAGAGAGGGGGAGGGATGCGGCGTGCAGGTAGATGTCGACCTTTTGCGGAGAACGCTGAAGTATCACGGACTTACGAACGAGGATGCAGGGAAAATTCTCAGCGTATCACGAGATGCCTTCCAGCGAAGGCTTCGCGAAAGGTCGTTCCGCATTGATGAGATTCATATGCTCATGCGAACGGTACCACTCACAAAAGACGAGGTGTGGCAAATTTTCTTCAGCGAATGAAAAAGGTAGAGTGCGGTCACACTCTACCTCTTGGAAATCTTATGGCAGGTTACTTCTTGCCGCGCGCGGGGCGCTGCGAAAGTGCACTTCCTGCAGCGGTTTTAGATGCCTTGCTGGTGCGTCCGTCGCGCAACACCTTGGACGCTACACTTGCCGCGCGAGCAGAGGTTACCTTGCTACTATTCGACTTTGCCATGCAGATTCACCTCCTTTATTTAGTATCTATACAAATTATACTACATATTGTATTGAAAATCAAATATAGATACTAAATATAGGAAATAGAAAAGGAGAGACTTACACCATGAAAAAACGCAAATACATCGGACTGGAAGATGCCCGCACCATGATGCCGACACACGATCAGCATCGCGGGCTTTACATCGAGGTCAGCTACGACCTCGACAACGACGAGGTGCTTGCGACTCCGTATGTCGATTACGGCATGTGGAGCCGCACGGTATATGCCAATCCGCGGATTATCCGCGTCGGCAATTTTGTCCGGCGGGTGTCTGCCAAGGCGCTCAAGGAGCGCATCGACGAGGCGGTAGACCTCTACCTTGAATATTGCGCATAACAAGCCGAAACGGGCGAAAGCCCGTCCACGGGAGGTTGCCTACCCGTGCTGATGATGGCAGGCAGAAGCGCCCTGCATAGATACACGCGGACGCCATGGAGTGTCAGTCAAAGCCGTGCAGGGCGCAATCCTGCGGATTTTATGGAGGTGACAGAGCTTATGAAAATCACGATCGAGTGCAGACCAGAGGAGATTGACGCTCTGCTGCAAGGACTGGCGGATCGGCAGGATAACAGGATGGAGAGCGAGATCAAGGCAGTTATCCAGACGATGACCAACGTGCTCCAGCGTGAGCAGAAGAAGGAGGCAATGCGGTATGACTGAGATGCAGGCGGCGCATATCTGGCGCGTATTGTTGGAACTGAGCGGCCTGAAAGATTTTGAGGTCGAGATCCACAAGGCCGAACAGCCGGAAATGGAAGAGCCAGAAGAGAGGAGCGAAGCATCGTGAGGATTTACATCGCGCATCCGTACACAGGCAACGAGGAGAAGAACCGCGAGCGTGCGTTACGGGCGGAGGAACTGCTGCGCAAGGCGACGCCGAACGCAGAGTTCTTCAACCCTGTCGGCAGGATGTCGGAGCAGGTTGAGGTGCTGTCATACGCTGAAGTGATGGCGCAGTGCCTCTCAGAGCTTACCGAGTGTGACGGCATCGTGTTTTGCGGAGACTGGAAAGAGAGCACGGGATGCCGTTTCGAGGCGTACACAGCGAAGCAGTTGCAGTTGCCGCGTTGGTATGGAGCTGAAGCCTATGCGGCGACATGGGCACAGGTTGAGAGTAAAGCGCAGTACGAGGAGGTAGTCTTATGACAGAGACAACACGCATGCAGGAGCTCATCGAGATTTTCTGCGATGCCGATCGGCGTCGGGGACTCACAGCGGAGGAGATCGAGCGGTATTGCCCGACCGTCGACGCTGCTGTTGATGCGGCGGGGTGATGGGCTATGCCAGACAAAGAAACATATCACTGGCTCAAGGATCATCACATCTGCACGGATTGCGGGAGAGAAGATGCGGAACCGCATAAGACGAAATGCGCAGAGTGCCTTGAAAAGAGCAGAGCCTGCAAGAAGAAGGCGTATGCTGCACTGGACGAGGACGCACGGAGGATGAGGTATCAACGCAGCGCGGAAAGGTATGAGCGGCTTAAGGCGCAGAGGATTTGCCCGAAGTGCGGGCGGAAGTCGTCCAAGGGCTTTGTACTGTGCCTGGAGTGCAGGCTTAAGGGACGCCGCAGAGATAGGGAGAGGCGTGTAGAACGTCGTGTGAAGACGGACTTTTCTGAAGGGACTTGCAGCAAATGCAACGAGTCGGTCGTGCCCGGCAAGAAGGTCTGTGCGAAACATTACGATGCGATGGTACGCAGGATTGAGGCGGTGAACCGCCGGAATCAGGAGAGAAAGACCCGAGCGCACCATATTTGGGTGCGGGATAACGATCTGGCTTTCCGAAAAAGAAAAAGCCCGCAACGGCAGACACCGTAACGGGCAAAACAAGAAAGACTTACAAACAAAGTATAACACAAAACAAGGAGGAAGTACAACATGTTACTCAAGATCAGCATCACGGAGCGAGACCTTGTCAGCGCGGAGGCGCTGACGAACCTCATCGGCGCCCTGCGGACGATTGCAGACGGCGCGCAGGGAACCTTGCAGAACTGCGCCGAGGCTATGGAGGCAGGCGCATTGGAGAGCGACGCCGTTACGGTAGAGCCCGAAGCGAAGGACAAGCCGAAGACCCGGACGAAGGCCGCGGCAAAGACCACGAAGAAGCCCGAGCCGGAGCCGGAGGAGGACGCTGAGGATGCCACTGAGTCCGAAGACACCGAGGACGCCGAGGTTGACTACAAGGCACTGCGCGAAGAGGTCCGCCAAGAAGCTGCAGCTATCGCCCGCAAGGGCAAGACCAAGGGTCTCAAGCAGCTCCTCGAAAAGCGCGGCGTGCAGAAGCTCAGCGATCTGCCGGATGAGGAGCTTGAAGCGTTCCTGGCCGCAGCCAAGGCACTCTGATGGCGCACGCAATTCTGAGCGCGTCGGCAAGCAAGCGGTGGCTCTCCTGCCCGCCGTCGGCGCGCCTTGAGCGCAAATTCCCGGACAAGGCGGGAGAGGCGGCGAGGGAAGGCACCCTCGCCCACGCGCTGGCAGAGACACGCATCCGGCACTACCTCGGCGAAATTACCGATGAGGAGGAGGCGCTGCGCATCGAGACCATACGGGGCAACGCGCTGTATGCCCCAGAGATGGATGAGTACGTCAGCGAGTACGTCGACCTCTGCATTGAGAAAATCAACGAGGCGCACGGCACAGCCCTTGTTGAGGAGCGGCTGGACTTCAGCCGCTGGGTCAAGCACGGTTTCGGGACCGGCGACATGGTTATCCTCGGCGATGGCACACTTGAGATCGTCGACCTCAAGTACGGCAAAGGCGTGCCGGTGCCCGCCGAGGGCAATCCGCAGATGCAGCTCTACGCACTCGGCGCAATCGAGCAATACGGCTGTATCTACGACTTTGACCATGTGCGCATGTCGATTTTCCAGCCACGCAACGGCGGTCTCTCAACCCACCTTATCTCAGTAGACAATCTGCTCGCCTGGGGCGAGGAGATCAAGCCGATCGCCGAGCTCGCGTATGCTGGCAAGGGTGAGTTTCAGGCAGGCGAGCACTGCCGCTTCTGCAAGGCGGCGGCGCAGTGCAAGACGCTCTCCGAGTACAACATGGAGATCGCAAAATTAGAGTTTCAAGACGCCGACCTCCTCACCGATGAGGAGGTATCCCTTGTCCTCTCCCGCGTCGATGGGCTTGTGCGATACGCCGAGAAAATCAAGGTGTTCGCGCTCAATGAGGCGCTCAAGGGACACAAATGGCCGGGCTACAAAGTCGTCGAGGGGCGCAGCAACCGCAGGATTACCGATGAGGCAAAGGCTGTTGAGCTGCTGCGCAAAGCCGGGTACAGCGACGACGTAATTTACAAGCCCATAAAGATGCAGGGGATCACCGAGCTCGAAAAAGCGCTCACCAAAAAGAAATTCACGACGCTCCTCGGAAGCGTCGTTGAGAAGCCACCGGGCAAGCCGACGCTCGTGCCCGAAGAAGACGAACGACCGGAGTATGACTCCGCGAAAAACGAATTTGAAGTTATGGAGGAAGATACGAATGAGTAGAATAGTCATCAAGAATGCCCGCCTCTCCTATGCGAACGTCTGGGAGCCGAAGCCGGTGAAGGACGACCCCGAGGGCAAGAAGCGCTATAGCGCGGCACTCATCATCAGCAAGAGCGACACCAAGACGATCAAGGCAATCGAGAAGGCCATTGAGGAAGCGAAGATCGAGGGCAAGTCCAAGCTCGCCAACCAGAAGGGCGTCATCCCGAAGAACATCAAGCTGCCGCTGCGTGACGGCGATGAGGATCGCCCCGATGATGAGGCGTACGAGGGCTGCTATTTTATCAACGCTAATGCCACGGCCGACCATCCGCCGAAGATCGTCGACCGCGCCGTCGAGCCAATCCTTGACCGCTCGGAAGTGTACTCCGGCTGCTACGCCAATGTCAGCGTCGACTTTTACGCTTTCAATACAAGGGGCAATCTCGGCATCGCCTGCGGCCTTGGGAACATTCAGAAGGTGCGCGACGGTGAACGGCTGACCGGGGAGCGCTCGGCTGAGGATGATTTCGAGGCTCTGGACAATGAGGACGACGACGATTTCCTGAACTGATTTCAACAGAGCCCGCACGGGTGAAACGTGCGGGCTCTTGGAGGTACATCGATGATACTATCCATCGACATCGAGACGTATTGCGACCTCGACATTAAAAAGGTCGGCGGATATCGCTACGCAGAGAACTGCGAGGTACTGCTGTTTGCCTACGCCTGGGACAATGACGACGTACAGATCGTCGACCTCGCAGCGGGCGAGCAGCTGCCTGACGAGGTTCTGACAGCGCTCGTGAACAACGAGATCACGAAATGCGCCTACAACGCGCAGTTCGAGCGTACTGTTTTAAGTCATTTCCTGCATCGGCTCAACCCGACAGCAGAGTTTCATTATCTTGATCCCGCAGGATGGTCGTGCACGATGATACACGCACTGACGCTTGGACTCCCCGGTAGTCTCGACAGGGTCTCAAAGGCGCTGCGGCTTGCAGACGACAAGGCAAAGATGAGCGTTGGCAAGTCCCTCATCACGTATTTCTGCAAACCCTGTAAGCCGACAAAGGCCAACAGCGGACGAACACGCAACCTACCGGAGCATGCGCCAGATAAATGGGAGACATTCAAGGCGTACTGCGTTCGTGACGTGGTGGCAGAGCGAGAGATACGCAAGCGGCTCACAAAGTTCCCGATACTTGATGCAGAAAAGCAGCTCTGGGAGCTCGATCAACGCATCAACGATCGCGGCGTCGGCATCGACGCGCAGCTCGTGTCAGAGGCGATTGCATTTGATGCGGACTTCAAGGGGCGCGTTCTTGCGGAGGCGGTGGAGCTTACAGGACTACCGAATCCGGCAAGCGGCGAACAACTCAAGCGCTGGATCCAGGAGGAGGAAGGCTTCTTCCCTGGCTCTCTCGCCAAAGATGTGCTGCCAGAGGTCATGGCGCAGGCACAAAGGCCCGAAGTCAAAGAGATGCTGCAGCTCAAGCAGCTCATGTCCAAGACATCTGTCAAAAAATACGAGGCGATGGATCGCGCCCGTTGCGATGACGGCCGCACGCACGGACTGCTCCAGTTTTACGGAGCCAACCGTACAGGGCGATGGGCAGGGCGGCTCGTGCAAGTGCAAAACCTGCCGCGTAACTCCCTGCCAGAGTTGGACAATGCGCGAGCACTCCTGCGCAGCGGCGATGCAAGTGCCCTTGAGATGATCTACGACCACCCTCTGGACGTACTCTCTCAGCTCATCCGTACAGCATTTATCCCGCGTGCCGGACATCGCTTCGTCGTCGCCGACTTCTCCGCGATTGAGGCACGCGTGATCGCTTGGCTCGCCGGGGAAAAATGGCGCATGGAGGTCTTTGCCGAGGGCGGAGATATCTACTGCGCCTCAGCATCTAAGATGTTCGGCGTACCAGTGGAAAAGCACGGCGTCAATGGACATCTGCGGCAGAAAGGCAAGATTGCTGAGCTTGCGCTTGGCTATCAAGGCAGCATTGGTGCTCTCAAAGCTATGGGAGCCGATAAACTCGGGCTGAGCGACGAGGAGCTGCGGGTGATTGTGGACAGTTGGCGCAAGGCAAGTCCGCACATCAGGTGGCTTTGGCATGACGTAGATGCAGCCGCGCTCAAAGCAGTGCGAGAGCGGCAAACTGTACCTTTGCGTCACGGCGTATCGGTTACATACAAGAGCGGGATGCTTTTCATACGACTCCCATCGGGACGCAGCCTCGTCTATGTACGGCCGAAAGTGGAGGTCGAACCTGAGTTCGACCGCGAAGGACTGACTTACGAAGGCTCGGAACAGACATCTGGCAAATGGACGCGCCTGCGCACCTACGGCGGGAAGCTCGTTGAAAACATCGTCCAGGCGATCGCGCGTGACTGCCTGGCGATTGCCATGACACGCATCGAGGCGGCAGAATATCACATCGTCATGCATGTGCACGATGAGGTCATCATCGAGTGCCCCACAGATGCCTGCGATCTGGACAATGTATGCAGGATTATGGGGCGGCCTATCCCTTGGGCACCAGGACTTATCCTGACCGCTGACGGTTATATCACAGACTACTACAAAAAAGACTAGGAGGACTTACAAATGATTAAAGGCAAAATGGAGCAGCAGCTTAGCGTGCTCAAGGAGCTCGACGAGCTCCTCGCGCGCACAGATATTGAAGGGCAGACGGGTACGGCGACCGTCGAGGACGTTGACCACCTGCGCAAGTATGTCGGCGATATGCAGCGCGCGTGCAATACGGCGATCGCGCTTGAGACCGCGCTGAAAAAGCCGGCGAAGTCGGAGCCCGTGAAGGAAGCGGCTAAGGAAAAGCCGGCAAGGCGCAAGACGCGCGCGAAGAAAGCAGCTGAGCCCGCACCCGTGCCGAAGCCGGATATCACGGAAGCGGCCGCAGAGAGCACGGAGCCCGAGGACGATGACCTCAGCTTCCTCGACTGAGGAGGTGCGCTTATGCTGGTTGCACAAGTAGATATTTCTCAAATGTTCCGCTCGTATACCGCGATATCTGAGAGCCGCCATACCTATAGTATCCGCTGCGCGCACTGCGGACAAGAGTTCCGCCTCCCCGCACGGACTAGTATCTGCGATTCGGTGCATGCATTCTGCCCGCAGTGCAGGACGTACATCAACTACGGCTGGTCTAAGGCGGCCGCTGATAATGCATGGATCGCACAGGAGGATACCGCGCCGGTCGATATGCACCTGCAGCTTAGAGTGTACAAAGACTCTGTGCAGCTTGGTGTGTGCGGGAGGGGTATCTCGCCGCTCTCATGGGATACGAGTCGGTACTGGCACAGGCGCTCATACCGGGAGGAGTTCCGCTTTGACGTCAAGGCGCGCAAGACGACCTGGACGCGCTATGTCGGCTCCCAAAAGGCCGAGGAGCGCGAGCTTGGCGATCCGGGTGAGCTGGTCGCACTGGCAAAAATCTCTATGCTGCGTTACCTCTACACGCATCCCTGCATCGCCGACCACAAGCCCAGCGTCATAGCGCTGCTGCGGAGGCTGCGCGACGACGTGCATGAGAGGCTTGAGCGGCGCGTCCGCCACAAAGTGTCGTCGCTCTTCTGCCCGTCTGGCACTTACGCCGGCTGGCTCCTGCTGCCGCTCGGCAACATCGCGTATCGTATGGTCTTCAAGGACGCGCCCAACCTGCCTCGTGTTTGGAGGTATCTCGGCTCAAGCCGTACAGGAGAGCTCGACAGCTTCCGCGCGATCATAGAGAGTTTCGACCTCAACGCGGTTCGCCGCGCCAAGGACACGGTCACGGGCATTATCGCCGTAAGCGGGCTCCCGGATACGCGCTCCGTACGCCGGGCGCTTACCAAAGACGTATTCTGCCTGCGCCGGCTCGTGTTTCTCCATCAGCTTTTCACGCGTTCGGACATTGCCATGCAGGCGCTGCCGCTTTTCAGCAATCACACGCACGGCGATCGCACCGGGTATCCGCTTGAGGATAAGCTGATGCTCCTCAAAGACATGTACGCCGGTGTCGACATCCTGCGATTCCTGCGACACTCGCGGGACTGGTACCTTGTACAAGATACCGTAAACATGCTCAACGTGCTCGGCGACGCAGCACGCAGAGAGCTTATCCGGCGCCCGCCGCACATCCGCGACCTGCACGATGTGCTGGTGCAGATACGCAGGCGCGAGACGCATCCGGATTATGTCTTTGACAACGACATCGCGCCGATCCGCCGCCGTCTTGCCATGCAGATGGAGCGCATCCGCTTTATCCTGCCGGAGAGATCGCAGGAGCTTTACGACGCGGGCGATGTACTGCATAACTGCGTCGGCTCTTACGCCGACCGGGTACGCGACGGCAAGACGCACATCGTCCTGATGACCGATGACCGAGGCAAGCTGACTGCCTGCATCGAGGTCAAGGACGGCACAATCCAGCAGGCAAAACTCGACTACAACAGGTCGGTCGCCCAAAAGACGGCCATCAATGATGAGATCGTCGCCTGGGCGCAAAGAGTAGGGCTGCGGTACGACACCTGCACGGATATCAAGCCGCCGACAAGCGCATCGACCGCAACCGCAGCTACAGCATAGGAGGGGTCAGCATGGGTGAGTCCTCATGAGTACGCAGACAAGAGCCATCCGTAAGCTCAAGCACGATGCCCGCCTTATGATCGCCGTGGGGCGCTCGCGGATGGACAAAAAATGGAAAAATAAAGAAATGATGTGGTCCGAGCTCGTCGCGCGGCTCTCTGAGACGCAGCGCACGAGCGAGACCGTAGCCGAGTACAAAAAGCTATCCAAGACGGAGCAGAGCCGCATCAAGGACGTCGGTGGCTTCGTCGGCGGACTGCTCAAGGGCGGCCGCCGTACAGCAGACTCAGTCGCAAGCCGACAGGTGCTGACGCTAGATGCAGACTTCGCACAGCCGGATTTCTGGGATCTCGCGATGTTTACTCTCGGGAGCCCTGCCGCCGTCCTCTACAGCACACATAAGCACACACCGGACAAGCCGCGCCTGCGCCTTGTGCTGCCGCTGAGCCGCCCCGTGACGCCCGATGAATACCAAGCCATCGGGCGCCGCATAGCGGCGGATATCGACATCGAGCAGTTTGACGACACGACGTATCAGCCGCAGCGGCTGATGTTCTGGGGATCGACGCCGCGTGACGGAGAGTACGTATTTGAGTGCAACGACGACGCCTTTTTAGACGCTGACGAGGTGCTCGGCCGCTACGAGGATTGGCGTGACCAGGCGCAGTGGCCGGAGAGCTCACGTGCGCATACACAGATACGCAAGACCGCTGCCAAGCAGGAGGACCCGACGAGCAAAAAAGGCATCGTAGGCGCGTTCTGCCGCGCCTACACCGTCACCGAGGCAATGGAGGCATTCCTACCCGGGACGTACGACGCCTGCGCCGCAGACGACCGCTACACCTATACAGCAGGCACGAGCGCTGCAGGAGCCGTGGTTTACGAGGATGGCAAGTACATCTACAGCCACCACGCAACCGACCCGTGCAGCGGCAAGCTCGTCAATGCCTTTGACCTCGTTCGCATCCACAAGTTCCGGGAGCTTGACGAGGAGGCGCAGCCGGGGACGCCCCCGGGACGCCTGCCAAGCTATCGGGCGATGCAGGAGCTCGCTGCTGCCGATGCGCGCGTCAAGGTGGCCATCGGCGAGGAGAGGCTGGCCGAGGCAAAGCAGGAGTTCTCCCCGATAGAGGGCGAGAGTGACGAGGTCAAGAACTGGCTCGCACGCATGGACGTCAACAAGTGGGGCAAATACGAGAGCACGGCCAAAAACGTCAAACTGATCCTAGACAACGACCCGCGCCTCGCCGGTGCCATCGCGATGGATGATTTTGCCCACCGCATCACCGTGCTGCGCGATCTGCCGTGGCGCGAGATGGCGAGGAGCGCGGTCTGGCTCGACAGCGACGACTCGTCCCTGCGCAACTACATGGAGGAGACCTACGGTATCCGGAGCAAGAGCGTCATCGAGGACGCGCTGGCCGAGGTCACGATGCGCCATGCGTTCAACCCCTTACGGGATTATCTTACGGGCCTCGTATGGGACGGCATCCCGCGTATCGACACGCTATTCATCGACTACCTCGGCGCCGAGGATACGGCATTTAACCGCGCCATATCGCGCAAGACGCTCGTTGCCGCTGTTGGCCGAGCACTTGACCCCGGCATCAAGTTTGACACCGTTCTGACGCTCATCGGCAAGCAGGGACTCGGCAAGACCTCGCTTGTACGCAAGCTCGCGCACGGCTGGCACTCCGAGAGTCTCGTGACAGTGCAGGGCAAGGACGCCATGGAGCATATACAAGGATTCTGGCTTATCGAGCTGGGAGAGCTGGCGGCCATCCGCAAAGCAGACTTCGAGCTCGTCAAGCAGTTTATCTCCAAGCAAGAGGATTCGTTTCGCGCCGCCTACGGGCGCCGTACAGAGCGGTATCCGCGTCAGTGTATCTTTATTGCTACGACCAACATTGCTGACTTCATCCGCGATCAGACGGGCGGCCGCCGCTGGTGGCCGATGCGCGTGGATCGGGAGAGGCAGCGCCTGAACCATTTTGTCGATCTTACAGAGGACGAGGTGAGCCAAGTCTGGGCGGAGGCCGTCGATGCCTACAGGGGCGGCGAGCCTCTGCATCTGACGGGCGCCATGGAGGCCGAGGCGCGCAGACTGCAGGAGGAGCATACGGATGAGAGCCCGCTGGCGGGACTGATCCGCGATTATGTGGAGCGGCTGCTGCCGGACAACTGGGCAAAGCTGGATCTTGGAGAGCGTCGAGATTACATCCACGGCGATGGGCTCGATATGCCAGAGGGTACAGTACCACGAGACAGAGTCTGCGCTATGGAGGTTTGGGTAGAGATGCTGAATGGCGATCCCAAGAAATTAATGCGCACCCAAGCGATAGAAATCAACGACATTTTAAGGAAAATGGACGGCTGGGAACAACCCCTAGGGGGTATCAGATTTGCCCATTATGGTGCGCAAAAAGGATTCGTTCGAAAGAATTCGCTGCAACTTTAGAAAGTTGCGCGGGCAAGAGAAAGTTGCAGAGATTAAAGCAATACTAGAAAAAATGCAACTTTGCAACTTTCTGCAACTTTAGAAAGTTACGGACTGAGCCCTTGAGAATAAAGGAGTTACGGCTTATGCAACTTTGCAACTTTATTTATATAGAAAGTTTCAAATTTAAGCATATATCGGTATTTACATCCTTAATTCTCTTAATTTCAAAAAAGTGCACGTGCATGTGCGCACGCGCGTAACAGGTTGCAGACGGTTTGTCAAGAGCAAATGGGAGGAAATTATGAAATTCTCATCTTCGGGATTTGAGAGACCTGAGAAGCAGGTCGAGCGCGATTTTGTGAGAGCGGTCAAACGGCGCGGGGGGCTCGCCCTGAAGTTTGTCTCCCCGGGACGGATAGGGGTGCCCGACCGCATCGTGCTGCTGCCGGGCGGCCGCTGTGCTTTTGCGGAGATCAAGTGCCCCGGCGGCACGCTGCACAAGTCGCAGATCGCTACCTGCCAGGAGATCGCTGCGCAGGGATTCCGGGTGCATGTTATCCGCACAGCTGCCGACATCCAGCTTTTCTGCGAGGCACACTTCGGTGGGTAAGGTATTCATGCCGCGCCCGTACCAGTGCTACGCTGTCGAGCGCATCGTCAACACTCCGGCGGTCGCGCTCCTGCTGGATATGGGCATGGGCAAGACGGTGTCAACGCTGACGGCGATCAACGAGCTGATGTTCGATCGCTTTGAGGTGCACAAGGTCTTGGTGATTGCGCCGCTGCGGGTGGCGCTGAGCACCTGGCGCGACGAGTGCGAGATGTGGGAGCACACGCGGCACTTGCGCATCTCCGTTGCTGTCGGAAATTTGCGGACACGGGAGGAGGCACTGGCCGAGGATGCGGATATCTACGTCGTCAATCGTGACATCGTCAAGTGGCTGGTCGGGTACTACCGCGCAAAATGGCCGTTTGACATGATCGTGGTCGACGAATCGAGTAGCTTTAAAAATCCGGCGTCGCAGCGCTTCAAGGCGCTGCGCAAGGTGCGGCCGTTGGTGCAGCGTGTCGTACTCCTGACCGGGACGCCCGCCCCCAACGGCTTGATGGATCTGTGGAGTCAGCTTTATCTCCTGGATCGCGGCGAGCGGCTTGGCCGGACGCTGACGGAGTATCGGGAGCGGTACTTCCGCCCGGGGCAGCAAAGCGGGCACATCGTGTACAGCTACGACGCAAGACCGGGCGCCGAACAGGAGATATTTCGGCGTATCAGCGATATCTGCGTCAGCATGAAAAGCGAGGATTACTTGACACTGCTGCCGCTGATCCAGAACGTCGTGCGAGTGCAGCTGCCCGATGCCGCAGTCAAGCAATACCGAGAGATGGAACGGGAGCTTGTCTTGAGCATCGGGGATGCGGATATCACGGCGGTGTCCGCTGCCGCATTGTCTAACAAGCTGCTGCAGATGGCCAACGGCGCTGTCTATGACACGGAGGGCGACGTCGTGCGGATCCACAAGGCGAAGCTTGATGCGCTGGATGAGATCATCAGCTGCAACGAGGGAAAAAGCGTCATGGTGATTTACAGCTACCGCCACGACCTCGACGCGCTGCGGCGCAAGTACCCAAAAGCGCGGGAGCTCAAGACGGCAGACGACATCCGCGCCTGGAATGCCGGACAGATACCGCTCCTTTTGGTACATCCGCAGAGTGCCGGACACGGACTCAACCTGCAGCACGGCGGTCACATCGTTGTCTGGTACGGGCTGACATGGAGCTTGGAAGCGTATCAGCAGACAAACAAGCGCCTACATCGTCCCGGGCAGACGGAGCCCGTCATACTGCACCACCTTGTTGCGAGAGGTACGATCGACGAGGACGTGATGCGGGCATTGGAGGGTAAGGCTGCTGGTCAAGAGGACATGTTGGAAGCGGTAAAAGCGAGGATAGATAAGTATCGCCAGGCGAAGAGCGCCTGATGACAGGAGGACTTACAAATGCTGACATTTTTTAAAAACGCAAAAAAGTTTTTGGGCTTGAATGATGTGCACGAGGAGTATCACGCTCTGCACTACAAAGAGGGGCGCGTTTATGCGTCGAGCCCGAACGTGCTGGTCTGGCTGGACGGGGAGTTCGGCAAACGCGGCTCCTACGATTTTGTGACGGGAGAAAAAGTTGACGTGCGGATGCCGGAGTTTGAAAAGGTCATTCCCCCCGTTGACGCGCGGGCTGTCTATGTGGTTTTGGGGTCGGATGAGCTCGCCAGGCTGCATGTCATCCTGAAGAGCATCGCGGCGATCGCCGCCAAAGTGCCGGAGTTGATGTCTGTGCGGTTACGCTGGGAATCGACCGGGCTGAACATCAAGGCGCGGGCGCCGATTGCGTCCGTGACGTATGCTGCCGCAGGGTGCGTACACGGCTATACGCCGGATATGGATATAAGAGCCCGTGCCCACACAAATCATCTTGCGGATCTGATCGGATATTTCCATCAGCGCGGGGGTGATTTGCAGATTTACGCCCCGCTGCGAGTGACGAATCAATCGCCTCTGTATTTTGCGGCGGACGGTACTGCGGGCGTGCTGGGGCAAGTACGTGATGCAGAGATTTATCAGGGTTGAGGAGGATAAACAAATGCGACACGGAGGACAACGCAGCCGGAGGTTTATGCGCCGGCTTATGGAGCGGATGGCGCAAAAGCGATTGATTGCGATGGGGCGCGAGGCAGAGCGGCGCGAGCGACAGAAACAGGAGGTGCGAGATGGCAAACGCTGAGATAGAGTATCCGCAGGACAAAGAGCTTGTACGAGCCATCCTGCGCTATCCCGGAGCAAAGTGGCGTATTGCCGATTTTATCCTGCGGCATATGCCACGGCACCACTCATATCTTGAGCCGTTTTTTGGCAGTGGTGCAGTGCTGTTTCGCAAGGCTCCTGCGCCAATCGAGACGATCAATGACATCAATGGCGATGTCGTTAATCTGTTTCGGGTTGTCCAGACAAAAGCGGCGGCGCTGGCCGAGGTTGTCGCCGGAATCCCCTATGCAAGACAGGCGTATGAGGACTCGCTGCAGAGTAACCCTGAAGCGTCTGATGTTGATCGTGCGGCCAGGTTTTTGACTTTGGTTTGGCAAAGTTACGGTACCCGAGCTGACGGTGGGAAATGTGGCTGGAAGAAAGACATTGCAGGGCGCGAAGCCGCGTATGCGATGCGGAATTGGAATCGTCTCCCGAGCTGGATTGTTGCGGCTGCAGCGCGTCTCAAACAGGTGCAGATTGAACATCGGGATGCGCTGCAGCTTATCCGGCAGTTTAATCATCCCAAGGTTTTGATTTATTGCGATCCACCGTATATGCACGTGACGAGGAGATGTAAGTCTATCTATCGCCGCGAGATGGATGACGAGGCGCATGAAGAATTATTGGACGTGCTTAATAAGCATTGCGGGTCGGTAATGTTGTCGGGATATGCAAATGAGCTGTACGATGCGCATCTGCATGGTTGGGAGCGATACGACACTGACATGGTGATAACGTCAGGTGTAAAGCGGACGGAGACTTTATGGGTAAAGCAGGAGGCGTAAGATGGGCGAGGCAAATGTGAAATCCTATGAAAATCTGGCGAACGCCATCATCTTGTTGGCAGTCAGTGACTATCGAGCCGCAAAGAAGAGACTGCGGGGATTTCCGACGAGTAGAGATGCGCTTGCAACGTGCAGAGAGGTGAGACGGTTTTTCCTTTCGGCGTATTTCGGAAATCTGACAAAACTGGATGGGCGGCAGCTGCTTGCGCAACTGGACGAGGAGGCTTGACCTTGAACGATACGAGACAGGCAAAGGCGTATCTCTGGCGCGTGCGTGACGCCGAGCGCGAACTGAAGCGCCTTGAGGAAGAGTATGAACAAGCCAAGGAGGATATCCTGCATCTCAAGGCTATCCAGTATGACGCGAACAAAGTCACTGGCGGCAAGATCGGCGATTTGTCGGATGCGATCGCGGCATTGGAGGGATATGCGGAGCGCATCGCCAAGCAGTGGGGCAAGTTGATCGCGTTGCGCGAGGACGCCAAGGCACGGATTGGAGAGCTGCAGGATTGGCGCTGCAGGGAAGTGCTGACGCGCCGATATTTGCAGGGAGATTCGTGGGAGTGGATTGCTTTGGGGATGGGATACGATCTTCGATGGGTGTTCCGTTTGCATGGCAAAGCGCTGAGAGATATTCTCAAAATGACCATAGAAAGACACATGCGACCTGTGATATAGTATAAGCTGAAAATAGAGGGTGCTGCATGAGCGGCGCCCTTTTTGTATGCGGGAAAATAGGCGAGGACGGTGGTGAGTATGTAGCATGGCGCAGAGGAAAAATCTGAAACCATTTGACGAACGAACAGAGAACGAACAGAGAGAAATTGCCCAAAAAGGCGGCATCGCGAGTGGTGCATCTCGTCGCCGTAAGAAGGCACTTCGGACCGCGCTCAAGGAGGCGGTTGCCATGCGGCTTGACGAACTGCACCCGGATATGCAGGCGGGCATTATGAAGGCGGCGAAACTCAGCGACGGCGAGCTTACCGTCAGCGACGCTATTCTCGGCAGCATTATCCGTAATGCCTGCAGAGGTGATCCGCACATGATGAGGATTCTCCTAGACACGATCGGCGAGAGCGCCGATGTGAGGCTCAAGGAGCGTGAGGTCAAACTGAAAGAGCGGGCACTTGCTGAGGACAAGGGCGGCGCTGCTGTGCCGATGCAGTTTATTTTCGAGCGAGGTACGGAAGATGAAACGTGAAGAAGAACGGGTCGTGAATATCGCGAGCTTGATCGCGCCGAGCTTTGACGGTATCTTTTTTGACGTGCAGCGGCACAAGTATACGCATTATTGGCTCTCAGGAGGGCGTGGATCGACGAAATCGAGCTTTGCGTCGCTCAACATCCCGTTGGCGATCCTGCAAAATCTCGACTGTCATGCAGTCGTGTTGCGAAAGGTCGGCAATACGCTCAGAAACAGTGTCTACAATCAGGTCGAGTGGGCGATCCACGCGCTCGGCGTGGCAGAGCTGTTCGACGGACGCATCAGCCCGCTGTCGTTTGTGCACAAAAGGACGGGGCAGAAGATTCTCTTCCTCGGCGTGGATGACAAAGAAAAAGTCAAATCATTGAAACTCCCCTTCGGTTATGTCGGCATCGTCTGGATCGAGGAACTTGACCAGTTTACAGGCATGGAAGAAGTGCGAAGCCTATTGCAGTCGCTCTTGCGCGGCGGCGAGCGGTATTGGGTGTTCTGCTCGTTCAACCCGCCCAAGAGTCGCAACAGTTGGGTTAATGAGGAAGCGCGTTTTGACCGCGAAGATCGCATCGTGCATCAATCGACGTATCTCGATGTGCCGCGCTGCTGGCTCGGCGAGCAGTTCATCTTAGAGGCGGAACGGCTCAAGGAAAAGAGCGAAGTGCTCTACCGTCACGAATACCTCGGTGAGGTCACAGGCACGGGCGGCAGCGTCTTTGACAATGTGGAAGAACGAGAGATGAGCGAGGAAGAAGTCGCCGCCTTTGATCATTTGCGACATGGGCTGGATTTTGGCTTTGCCGTCGATCCGCTCGCTTACGTCGGTATGCACTACGATGCAAAGCATGAGGACTTATACATCTTTGACGAGATATATGCGCAGCGCATGAAAAACAGGCGGGCGGCAGAGCTGATTCTGCCGCGTGTAGGCAGGCGGCTGATCGGCGCGGACAGTGCAGAGCCGAAGTCGATTGACGAGATGACGGACTACGGGTTAAACGTGCTGGCAGTCAAAAAAGGTCCCGATTCCGTTGACTTCGGCATCAAGTGGCTGCAAAAGCTGCATCGCATCTACATCGACAAGCGTCGCTGCCCAAACGCCTACCGCGAGTTTATCGGCTACGAATACATGCGCAACAAAGACGGGCAGTTCATCTCAGCGTATCCCGACAAGGACAATCACGCGATTGATGCCGTTCGCTACGGATTGGAAAACGATATGCTGCTGGCTATGCCGCCGATCTTCAGGCGGCATAAACTGTATTGAGGAGGTGTGAATATGGCAGCTTTGCCGATTGCGGTGGACAACTATGAGCTTTTGCGTGACGCATATACAGGAGGAGGCGGTTTCGAGGACGGACGATATCTCTTCATGCACGCCCGTGAAGAGCCAGAGGATTATCTTTTGCGCAGGCAGATGGCGCGATACTCGAATTTCGTCAAGGTCATCATCTGTTCGCTGACGAATCCAATTTTCAAAAAGACCATCGTGCGCGATTTCGATGAGAACGAGATGCTCAAACAGTTTGTCGAGGATGTCGATGGCAACGGCACGACGATGAACGCTTTCATGAAGACGGCGACGAAGATGGCGAGGCTCTACGGACGGGTCTTCATCGTCGTGGATAATTTCTCGGTGGACGAGCAAGCTGTGAATCGGAAGGATGCGCTCGAAAGACGTTTGTTCCCGTATCTCTATATGGTCTACCCCGAGCAGGTCACGGACTACGAAACCGACCGCGCTGGACGCTTCATCAGCCTTTCCTACAAGCTGACGACAAAGAGAAGCAAGCATGATCTTTCCGGCACGGGAGAAAAAGAAGAATGGACATGGACACAAACGACATGGAGCTGCAAAGGGGAAGGAGAAAGCGGCGAAACGCGCACGAGCGAACACGGTCTTGGCATCCTGCCCATCGTCACGCTCTCGGCAGCCGACGAGGATGCCGATACGCCGCTTCCCGTGCCGAGTATGCTGCACATCGCCCGTGCTAGTCGCGACGTATACAATCGTGACAGCGAAAAGCGCGAGATACTGCGCAACCAATGCTTTCCCGTCCTAATCTATCCCGCGACGCGCAACGCCGCCGCTGCGCTGAAGCAGAAAGACGAAGATGGTAAAGAGATTGGCTTGACGCTAGGCACGAGTAATATGCTCGTCACGGATGGAGAGGCGCACCACTTGCCGGCATTCACGGCGCCGCCGTTGGAGCCAGTGCAGATTCTGCAGCAGGAGATCAAGGACATCATTGATGATATGTACCGCCAAGCGGGGCTGTCGAGCGTCGTAGGGGTCGAGACGAAAGCATCGGGTATTGCCAAGCAGTGGGACTTTGAAAAGACGACGGACGAGCTTGCTGATATGGCGGAGAACTGCGAGGTCGCTGAGGTTAAGATATTCAGCATCTTCGCACGCTGGGCGGGGATGGAACTGCGCGATCTCAAAGTCAAGTATCCGCGCACGTTCAACATTACAGACATCGAGGACGAGTTGAACAAGGCTGCGCAGATGAAAGACCTCGCCATTGGCAGCGAAGTCGTTGAACGCGAGATCAATCGCAAGGCGGCAGAAGTCTACTTCGCCGATGTGGATGATCGTCGCTACGACGAAATCATGCAGGATATCGAGCGAACGCCAACAACGGATGAAAGAGCAAAGAGCGAGGAGTAAGCCATGCCGAAGGATGCGGATTTCAAGGAGCGTGACTTTCGAGAAGCCGTGCGCAACATCTTGCAGGGATATCGGAAAGAATACCTTGCGCTTGGCGATACCCTCGTCGAAAGCGTGCTGCAAAAATTCAACGACGGCGTCCCCATGACGCGAGCGGTGGATGCCGCCATTCGGGAAGTCGGCTTCTTCGGCGCGAACGCGCAGGCGGTAAGTCAAATGCTGTTTTTGGCAGCGTGCGCGGGTTACGGCGTACTGCCGAAGTTCGTAGCCGCGCCGTCGGAAGCAAACATCAAGCGAAAACTCACAGAAACGGCATGGACGGGCGACGGCATGAAGCTCTCAAAGCGACTGCACGCGCTCCCTGTGCGCAATAATATTGTGTCCTCGCTCGGCATTGCGTTGCGGCAGGTCAAGAGTATCAAAGACATCGCCATGGAACTGTATGACGGCTACAACAGCGGTGTGGGTGTACTCAGCAAGGCAACGCTTCGGCGGGATATGGCGAAGCTCCTGCGAACGGCACAGGCAGCTTTGGGAGACGATGCACTTATGGCTGATTTGCGCCGGCAAGCGCTGCGCATTGAGAACCAGACGAGAGAAATCAAATCGCCGCGATTGCAGGCGGCGTATAACGAGTTGGTCAAGACGTGTACGGCGGACGAACTCAAGGCGGCGGCGATCGATCATGCGGTGCGGGCGGCAGTAGAGGAGAAGACGCGTTACCATGCCGAACGTATCGCACGCACAGAAGCGGCGCGTGCATGGTTCGACGGCTACATCGCCGCAAGAGAAAACGATGAAGATATATGGGGCTACCGCTGGCAGCTCTCAAGCCGTCACCACCTTTGCCCGTTCGACCAGTGCGACGTATGTGCCAATATGGACGTAGGCTATGGCAAGGGCATCTACCCCAAGCATAAAGTGCCGAGTATCCCGCGCCATCCGCACTGCATGTGCATGTTGGAGGACGTGTTCTCATGGGAGCGCAAAGGAAAGCGCATCAAGCCCGAAGGCGCAAGGCGGTACATCGACTCGCTCGACGCGAAAAGGAAGCGAGCGCTCTTCGATGATATGGGCCTGGAAGCCTACGAAAAGGGCGGCGACTGGCAGAAGCTCCTTCGCGGCTGGGATGGCTTCAAAAAGCCGAAAAGCCGTTTGAGCGCAGGGGATTTTAAGTTTGATTTGCAGCTGTTTGCGAATGATAGTATAATTAAGACACATATAAACGGTATTGGCGATGCGAATATCCCTATGGCGAAACTTACGCGATATGCCTTAAATCCCGATAAAGATATTAACAAGGCTAGGGCGTTTAAACGCGCTTTAGGGTATGATCTGTCCAATGTAGACGATCTCGTAGACAATATTCAAAAGCATATCAATGATGTGAAACCTGTTAAGAAGCCGGGAAAAGGGTATGGCGATCTTTTTGAAATCGTTATGGAATTACGAGGGCCCAATGGGAAAACAGCATCTGTCTTAACTGGCTGGATTATTGATAAAAACAATGGTGAAGTCAGAATGACAACGATCTACGTTGATAGGCGAAAAAAAGGAAGTGATGTCAATGGTCGTGAAAGAATTTGACAAGGTTTTGTTGAAAACAGGGGAAATGGCATATATTGCTGATGTCATTGTTCCTGCAAAAGCGTACGTGGTTGACATCAATAAACCTGATGGGGTTATCGAAACAGATGTTATCGAGTACGAGGATATTGAACGCGTGATTGTTGATGAGATGCCAGAACAGCAGCTGGCGTGAGTTGTATCCACAAACGAATAAGGGAAAAGCACTGTGAAAAATGCCCACAGTGCTTTTTTGTATCCTTTTTAGGAGGTGAGGCCTTTGCATCAAGTATCGAGAGAGGAGCTTCTGAGGCTCTTGCCGAGTGTAGAGCTGCCCGAGTGCGTCGCGAAGCCGCTCTATGAGGCAGGCGTCATGCGCGCCCTGGAGGACTACGAAGAAGATGGCGTTTTGACGGGCTACGAAGTTGACCCGAATGCCTTTACGATTGTGCCTGACCGCGTGCTTGCCGTTCTTTACAGCGAACTCAAGCGCTTCGGCATTTGGTACGAGGAACGCGAACGGTATCTAAAGAGTGACGCGGAAGCGGCGGAGAAGCGGCAGGATCGCGGGCTGATGCTGTATCAGAGCACGAAGCCGCTGATCGCCGAGTCGGAGGAGATGCTGGCGAAGGAAGCACAGCGGTTCGTGCGCATCTTCGTCAATCAGTGGAATCGGTATCGGTAGGAGAAAGCGTAGGTGAAGCCATGAATCAAGCAAGAGATTGCCCGAGGTCGCCGTCGGCGGCCATTTTTTATGCTCACTTGAGGGAGGAATGACATTTGAAAAAGATCACACAGAAGCCGATGCGGCTGAATCTCCAACGCTTTGACGAGGGCGGTGAAGCTCCTGCGACGGTCGAAGCAATCACGGAGGCTCTGACGGGGCTTGAGGGCGGCGCAGCGTATGTCGCGGGGCTGAATCAGCTCATCGCTTCGGACAGGAAGGGAAAGAGCGACATTGCTAAGCTCAATGCGCGAGTCGCGAAACTCACGGGCAGCGAGAAGACGCTGCTGACGGAACGCGACGCCGCTATTCAGAAGTTTAATCGCCTCTTGGATTTTAATGGGATTCCTGCCGATACGGAAGACCTTGAAACGGCGCTGGAGACCTTGAAAGAGGCTCAGAAAGCGAAGGACGGCGGCATGGATACGGCGAAGCTCCAGAGCCAGATCAACGACCTGACCAGGGGACGGGCGGCGCTGGAGAAAGAGCGCGACGAACAGAAGAAGATTGCCGAGGAACGTTTGGGGCGCATCCACACCATCATCCGCGACGCGGCGGTGGAACGGGCGCTTAAGGCGAGCGGCGCTTTGGAATATGAGGCGCTGGTTCCTATCTTCCGCGACAAAGTGAAAATCCTTGACGATGAAACGCCGGTTTATCCGACGGAAGATGGCACGGATGTCACGGTCGAGGAAGGCGTGAAGATGTTCTTTGAAAAGCACCCGCGCCTTTTGGCGAATAACCAGAACGCGGGTGGCGGAAGTGGCGGCAGCCCGGGTGGGAAAGTTGACTTTGGAAAGATGTCGCAGTCGGAATATGAGAAACTTCGTAAAGAAGGCAAAATCTAAGGAGGAAAAGACAATGAACAAGAAAGTACGTTTTGATTTACAGCGGTTCGCGGATAACGAATTTTTGACGCCCATGCACGTGGCGCGTGAGGCTCTGATGGTCTTGAAGAACAACACCGTCATGTCCCAGCTCGTCAGCCGCGACTATGACAACGAATTTGCCGAAGTCGGCGATACTGTCATGGTGCGCCGCCCGGCAAACTTCCAGGTTGATCTCTTTGATCAGACCACGGGGATCAAGATTCAGAACGCCGTTGAAGGCAAGGTGCCGGTCATCTTGGACAGCATTTTTGACGTTTCCTTTGGTATTACGTCGAAGGAACTCAGCCTCGACATCAACGACTTCTCCCAGCAGCTCATCGCACCGGCGGTCACGTCGATTGAACAGGCCATCGACGAAAAGATTTGCCGCTGCTACGAGGATGTTCCCTACTTTGTGGGGACGCCGGGCAACACCCCAGCCAGCGTCAGCGCTATCACCTCTGTCCGCAAGGAAATGAACGACAACAAGGTTCCCATGGCCGGGCGCATGGCTGTCCTTGACACGGCGGCGGACGCAAAGCTCCTGGAGCTTGACGCGTTCAATTCTGTCGGGCATACGGGAGAAACCAGCGCTATCATTAACGCGCAGCTTGGCCGTAAATTCGGCTTTGACTTCTACATGGACCAGAACATCTGCCGACATGATAACGGCAATCTCTCTGCTTCTCCGACGATGAAGCTCTCGGCTATCGTGAAAAAAGATGCTAACGTGGCGACCTTCACCGACGGCACGTTGACAGGCAAGATTAAAAAGGGAACGATCTTCACGCTGGCTGGGGATTCGCGGCCTTACGTCGTCACGAAAGACGCGGACGCCGCAGGGAATTCGGTCACGGTATCTTTCTACCCGGCGGCGCGTCAGGACTTTGCCGCCAATACGGTGGTGACCCTCGTCAAGGATCATACCGCCAGCATGGCCTTCCATCGGAACGCCTTCACCCTCGTCACGCGGCCCCTCTCTAAGCCTCTGGGCGTTGCCGATTCGCAGTATGCGATCATCAGCGACGGCGGTATTTCGCTGCGGGTTGTGTTCGATTACGATATCAAGCTCAAGCGCGATATCTGCTCGATTGACCTTTTGTGCGGGGTTAAGACGATGATTCCCGAGCTGGCTTGCCGCATCCTTGGCTAAGGCTATGGTACGGTACAGCATAGAGCGTAATAAGGATCGCGTGGCGCTCCATATCGTGGGGCACGCGTCGGAATATGGCGCTACGAGGGGGAATAACCTTGTATGCGCTGCCGTTTCCACAGTGGCCGATATGGTATGCACGGGATGCCTGCATTATGATCCTGATACGGAGTTTAAGGAGGCGGACGGGGAACTGTCCGTCTCCTGCCGTATCATGCCGGAAACGGTGGGGATTATGACGGCGGCTGGATTGGAGTTAAGCCGGATTAAGGAGCATTATCCGGCGTGTTTTGAGAAAGGAGCAACGGGATGAATATGGAAACGATTACACTTTATAAAGACGGCGAAGAGATTGTCGTTGACGTCCAACGCGTGGAAGAGTTTGCGGCTTTGGGCTATGCGGCGACCGTCAACGAGGAGCCGGAAGACAAAGAGACCAAAGACAATGTGCCAGAAGACAAGGTGGAAGGAAATTCGGAGGACAAAGCAGAGGACAAGCCGGAGGATGAAGCGAAACCGGCTGGCAAGGGACGCAGCAAAGGCGGTAAATGATGGATATCCGCGTTGAGTTTGATGCCAAAGCGGCCCTGCGGACGATAGGTGAAATAGGTAGGAGTAAGACGGCGGAAGCAGTGCGAAGGGGGCTATTAGAATCCTGCCGCTTGGTGCAAAGTGAGGCGCGGGCGAGGCATCAATTTACTTCAAGAACCGGCGTACTGGAACGATCGATTGAATATCGACTGGAACGGGGTTCACTGGTGGGCGTTGTTAAGATATCCGACGCTGCGCCTTACGGCGTTTTTGTTCACGAGCCGACCGGCATTTATGGTCCGACAAAAGAGCGATACCAGATTCGCCCGAAGAGAAAGCAAGCCCTTCGCTGGGCAGCAGACGGCAAGCTCCATTTTGCTCGGCTGGTCAATCATCCAGGTTCTCCGGCTGACCGTTTCCTCTATGAGGCAGCGGATCGGAGCCGGGAACGAATACGGAAGATTTTTGCCCGTCATATTCAAAAGGCAATTCGAGCGGAGAAAGGAGGCTGACGATGTACTTCAATATGGAAGAAGTCAGGGATGTGCTGCTCAAAGACCAACTCACGGACGAAGACGTCACGGAGAGTACGGACTATGTGAATGGTTTGGCCGCGCGTTTAGGCGTTGCCCCTGACCATATCCGAACGCCGGTCGCTTATCCCATTCGCCAGCTTGCCCTCTTTTATGCCTTGATGGTCTGCGCGCGCAATCAGTCCGCGATGACGGATGGGCGAAACCTTCAGGCGGGAGACGATGCCTACGAGCGTAAGCGGGCTATCTATGAAAAGGAGTACATGCGATGGGAAGCGCGTATCAGCGCGGAAACCTTTACCGGCGACAGCGGCAAGGATATCGGTGAAAACTTCCCGCTCACGGCGAAAGTGGGGCGAGGCTGATGAGACTGATGTGGCTCCCGATTGTGGAGAGCACCATCGCTTATCTGGAGAGTATCCCGGACATCGCGATGGGGTATACGGTCAGGGTGATCGGCGATTTGCCAAAAGGCGACCGAGGTTCTTCCATCGAAGTGGACTGGGAAGCGGAGCGCGGCGCAGCGGAGGTCGTCAATACGACGGGCGGCGTCGCTATCCATCTCCTCATCAAGTATCGAACCGATGGAACGAAGGTCATGGAGGGATTCCGGGAACAGTATCGGATCCAGAATCTTATCCTGCGGGATATCAAGCGCCTGCACGATTATATCCTCACGAATCTCAAGATCGCGGTGAAGATATCGGCGACGGGGGTGGAGCCTTTAGGTTCGACGGTTCGCCCGTATTACGGGAATGAGTTGATATTAGTATTTGAATGGAAAGGCGGAAACGAAGATGAGTAAGAGCAAGGACAAAATGAAGTTTGATTTACAGCGCTTTGCCTACGGGCTGGGCGCAGAAAAGAGTGCGGCCAACTTTGATGTCGGCGCGGGAGAGTTTTCCTTCCGCAATTTCGACAAGGAAGTGAATCCCAACGATACCTTTATCTCGCTGGGCAACTGCTCGGCGGCGACGGCCAGCTGGACGGTCAATTCTATCTCCAAGCGCGACGCTACGCGTGGCACGCGGGAAAAGCTGGCCGAGGTGGAGACGCAGCGGGATATGGATTTGACGATTACGATGGACGAATCCGATCCCTTGCGCTATGCGCTGGCGATGTACGGTAAAGCTGCCATCAAGCACATTGAGGCGAAAGAAATTAAGAACGTGGAGTTTACCGTATCGCCGGGGAGTGAAATCTTCATCATGGTGGACGGCAAAACCCCGGCTTACAATTACAAGGATTTGGTCGTCAAGCGTAAGGTCAGTATCCCAGCCACGATTGGAGCGCCTACTCTGGATACGCAGGGCGGTATGACGGCTTCCACTGGTAAGGTGACGACCAGCGGCACCTATACCGGCACCACGACGGACGCCTACTATGTCAAGATTAAAAAGGCTAACGCTGTCGCGGGGACGATCACCGACGCAGAATTTGTCTGGAAGAAGGGCACGGCTGGCTCTTACAGCAGCCCCGTGACGATGACCGGCAATGCGCAGACGCTTGGCGAGGGTGTAAAGGTTACCTTTAAGCCCGGTACCAGCGGTCAGGATTATCAGGTCGGCGACGAATGGAAAATCACCGTTTCTCCTGCGGGGGATGATTTGGTGGAAAATCAGGACTACTTGGCCGATTCCGTAGACGTGATCAACGGCAAGGTGCGCTTCCCGGTCAAGGCGGCGCTGGGTAACGATGAAGTTGTAGTGGTGAGCTGCAAGGTGGAAGAGCAGTTTATTCCGCGCATTTACGCCGGGGTAAAGAAGAAGATTGAAGGCGAAATTCGCTTTGAATACGATCCGTCTCATGGCCGCCAGAAAGCATATACCTTCTACCATGTGTCTATCTCTCCCAATGGCGACGATTCTCTCATCGGTGAGGATTGGGGTAGCCGCCAGATTAAGGCGAGCGTGCTGGCGAATCAGGAGCACGCCGACCCGGATAATCCCGACAGCCGATTCTATCGGGTGGACTATCCGGCAGACACGGCGGGCGTGTTGGTTGGAAGTAAATAAGGATGAGAAAAGGCAAAGGGCGGCTATTGGCCGCCCTTAATTTATAAGGAGGTTTCTTTATGGCAAACGAAAAAGATACGACTGTTCAAGAAGAGACGACGGCAGAGAAGGAAATGGAGATCATTACAGCGGCTCTGGGGAAAGAAATTACAGTTGCTGGTCAATCTATTATGGTAAAGCCGTATACTTGGGTGCAAACCTTTAATATGGCTAAACCATTGGGAGCAATCGTGCGGCTGCTGTTGAAGAATAGCGCCGCGATTGATGCTGCGCTGAAAGATGATAATTTGGCGGGGGCTTTTGGAGCGATTGGCTTAGAAGAACACCCTGCAGCTATTATTGATCCCCTGACTGAGCTGATTACAACGGCGACCAATACGGATAAAGATTGGGTAAGCGGGCTTATGCTGAACGATGTGATTAAGCTGTCCCGCACCGTTTACGAGGTAAATCGGGATTTTTTCTCCAAAAATATCCGGCCGCTCATTCAAGAACTGTCGGACAGCAAGGAGGAAAAGAAGAAAACTGGGAATTGAGTGCTGGCGACGTGGTTCAGTTGTTACTTTCCCATGGACATTCCCGGCGGGAGATCTTCTACGAGTACACAGCTGGGGAAGTTTCTTTATATGTGGAAAAGTGCATTCGGGAAGACATGAGACGGGAAGCGGATCGTATTTTAGCGGTGCAAGCCGGAATAAACGGCGCTTTTGGGGCGAATTTAGACGCTCTGCAAAAACAGCTTCGAGGGAGGTGAGAGAGATGGCAAATGACATTAAGGTTACAATCACGGCAGAGGACAGGCAATTTCTCTCTGAGATGCGTTCTGTTATGTCCTATCTTAAGACCTTGGAAACACAGGCGAAAACCAGTAGCGCCAGTATCAATACGAGTATGGCAGGGATTGGCTCTATTGGCCATGGCGGTTTATTTGATGGCCTGATGGGGGATATCGCGAAGGCAACATTGGCCGCGCAAGGGCTTATTGGGATTTTGCGCGAAATCAAAAGTCTGGCTACCTCTTTCGCGGCTCCCGGGTTTCGCTTCGCAACAATGATGGAATCTGGTCGTCTTGGGATGGCGGGGACTCTCGTTTCGATGGGAGAAATAAACGGACAGGCGATAGCGTTT